CCCCGTCCGCAAGGCTCACGCCGGTCACGGTTGTCTTCTCCCCGCCGTCTGAATAGATGACGATGTCGGCTGAATCTCCAGAAGCCGATGTCTTTACGTGGAAGAGAGACCATTCCTGCATATCAAGAGGTTCAGACTCACCTAAATACACAGCCTTTAAATTTGTGCATCCGCTGAATATCTCCGCAGCATCTATGTCAACGGAGGGAACGGACCACCCGAATATCTTTGTCAGAGAACTACAGTTTTTAAACATTCCCTTTGCCTCTGTCAGCTTCGTCAGAGATGCCATTGATAATGTTTCAAGAGAAGAACACCCGCTGAACATTTCATCTGCATTTGAAACTTCTGTAACGCCTGATATATCAACAGACCTCAATAAGCTGCAGTCTTTGAACATCCGGGAACCACTCACGTCAATGATGATACCTCTAACTATTTGATGAAGTCCTGTCACGGTTTTCAGAGTTGAACAACCTTCAAACGCACCGTCTCCTTGGCAGAAGGGAACTGTTGACATATCAACAGACTGCAATGATGTACATCCCTTAAATATGTCGGTGATATGCGTCCAACCACCTGATGAATAACGAGGCATCACAACCTCTTTCAATGATGTACAACCAGAAAACATGCCTTCTATTTTTCCAGTGCACCGGCTTATATCCATATACGTGAGGCTTGTACAATTCTCAAACATATGGGAGCAAATAGTTGTAACTTGAATATTTAAATATTCTAATCCTATTACTTCCGTAAGAGATGTACACCCGGAAAACATTCTAGTTAAACTAGTTATATTATTCAGTTCGAAGTTACCAATTACTGCCGACTTAAGCGATGTGCAGTTTTTAAAAGACTCGTCCCAGTATACAGATTTTGTTGATTCGCCTCCATGGATTCCTGTTACGCGGACAAGGGATGTGCAATTGGCAAATGCCTGGGAAAAATTTTTAGAGTGTAGTATAGTCGGGGACAGATCTATTTCTCTTAGATTCGAACATCCATAAAACGCATAGGCGAATTCTTCTGCACCTGAAAAAGCTGCTAAATCTATTCCAACAAGAGAGGTACAGTTTAGAAATCCATCCATAAAGCTGCCGGCAGAGATGTTATCATTCTGGCCATACATCTCTGCGGATTCTGATATAGAGAGCTGAACGTATTTTGTCGGATTCTTTCTAAGATAGTATCCGACGCACAACCTCCCTTCGGGTTGATTGTATATATTCAACCAAGTCAGTTGTGTTAATTCGATTGAATATGGTGTCTGCGGAGTATTGTCAGGAAGGGATTCAAGCAGAGCATTGAAATCTTCGTAACTAACTTGATAATCAGCCATAAATCACCTCATAAAAATAATACCCGGAGCTGAGTCAAATCCCCATGCTGCCCAGTCCGAAGCAAGTTTTTGATTCCATATTGCCGCTGTATCGGGAGCAGATTCTACACTCCCGTCAGTCATCACAGCTATGTCACCACAGTAGATTCTATCCCCCCTTGTCCACGCAAGAATCTGCGTCCCTCCGCCCCTCACGGAGACATCGACGGCCGCAGCCCCCTCAAGGCATCCGGTGTCGTTCAGCAGGGGAAGCCCGGTCTCCTGCTGAACGGTTCCGCTGAAGGCGACTCCGTTCCGGCCTGCGCTGTCCTCTCCCAGATGGTCAAGGGTTCCGTTGTCGAGGGGGTATATCACCGCGCCGTCATCGGGAGACATGGTGTGAAGCGTCGGATAACCCGCGCTCGTTTCGGAATCGTTCGTGACAATCATGTTTCCGTAGCGGTCGATTATCACCCGTCCTGTAACCTCCCAGTCCCCGCGGGAATCCTTCATCTCAATTTCTATCCCGTATGCGGTGAGATGCATTCGTCGGCTCTTGTCATTGTCGGCATATATGTACGTTCCGGCAGCAAGGTCAACTCCGCTTGACGAGAAGCTGATGTCGCCGGCCTTAATTGTGATTGAGTAACCGACTACGGTTCCGTTTTCAATTTTTGGAGTGACAAGAATGTACTCGTCAGTGCCGCCAACCCGGAACGCGCCCTGATAGTCCTCAGGTTTGGACGCCCCGCGCTTTGTCGTAAGAATCCAGTAGTTAAGGATTGACGCAAACAGAGAGCCGTCTGTAATCTCTCCAAGCCTAGCGCACAGTGCGGACAGTTCCTCTAGGACTGCGCTTTTTTCAGTCGCATTCGCCTTGACAAAATCCACGAGATTGGAGCAGAGGGCCGTGACCAAAAATCCGTCATGTCCCTGCGACCAGTTGTCCGCTCCTGAATACCAGTCACCGCCGCCACGCTCATTGAAGCACCGCACGTCAAAAAAGTACGGAGTGTTCATCAGATTGTACTCGGCATTCTGAGCGTCCCTCGCATCGGTGTAATACAGGGGCATGATTTGTGTATAGGTCGCATAGGCTGTGACACAGCGGTTTTTCTGCGGCCCGGAATCAGCGTCAAAGTAATTGTCGGAGAATGCGTAGGGATTCTTTGTAACGGTGGGTTTCTGCCATTCGCTGTCCGCCTGAATGCTTCTCCTGCTCTCACAATAAAAATACTCATGCACAGAGCTCGGATCCGTTGCGGACGTAAAGGCATCCGGGTTATCCGCATTAAACTGTTCTGCCGTGCCCTGCGTCCACTCGGCATCCTTCTGCCTCTCACCGTTCAGCTTGCTGTCATTTGAAATCAGATAGTAGTACTGGTCATTGGAAGTGTCGTGCATCCAGTATTTTAATGATGTATAGACGAAATTGCCTCTGCGGACTCGTATCTGGTAGCGTATGTCACCGTAAATCTCACGTCCGCTTGCCGCACGCTCGGTTGACAGCTGAAGTATGATTGTTCTGTCTATGACCCTCTCATGTATGACCGGAACACCGACAAGCCATGTCCCGTAGTGGTCAGCGTCTGCATTTACAGTCACTGCCTGTGTCCATTCGCTTTCGGTGTCGTATATCGAGCGGGCTTTCACGCGGAAACGCCAGTCCGTAAAGTCGTTGGCCTCCGGGTATGCCGGATAGTCTGTTCCTGATCTGGATAAAATGAACTGGTAGGAATTGTTCTTGCTTGATCCAGCATCCTTCCATTGAGCACCGGCATTAAAGGAAACTTGAACCGCATAGTATTGGATTGCATTTTTAATTCCCTGTCCTGCGGCTTGCCATGACAAAGCAATGTAATCACGGCTTGCTACGGCAGACAGCCCCGTAATGTCATCTGGATTTCCTATGCTCTCACCGCCTGCCACGACCTGTTGTGCCGTTGGAACAGGTGAAGACCATATCCCGGCATTTACCGTCGGAGCGTTTTTTGTTGACATCCACATGGACTCTGAGGTTTGCAGCCTGTGCCATCCGTCATCGGTTCCGTCTCCCTCAGGCCTTGAGGGTTTTTCCGCGCCGTCATGGAAAGTCGTGAATGTCCTCCATTCGGAAACATTGCCGTCATCGACTATGCCAGGTACGTCCGAGAGCTTGTTCTCCCAGTCAGGCAGGACAAAATCAGGAGAGTCCACAGAGAAGATTTCCGGGGCATATTCCACGCATGTTATATCAGCCGAGAGATTCTCCCCGCACTGTATGTCCGTGACGATAAGGTCAATCGCCTCATGTCCCCTGTAGCCGAAAAGGAAAAGATCTCCCTCGGAAGGAATGTTCTCTGAAAGCGGACTCGAAAAGACAATCTGTTTTCCGACATGGGTCGCATTCTCGACATCAGCAATCACCACGCTTCCGTCGGAAAGCCTTATCCGTATTCCATAAGATACGGATCCTGTCGCGTCTATCTCCTCGTCTGTCTCCACGGCCACAGCCTTTCCGCTTCCGTCAAGAATCACACGCGCAATTCTTCCCTGCGTGATTCCTGCAAGTGCCATGTCACCGGCATACTGGATCCAGTCGCCTTTGGAGCACATCATGTACTCGAAGTCGCATGAGAACTGGTGGACTATCGGACGGCACCGGCTCACGGCATACTTGTACATTCCGATTTTCCGCGCCTGCTCGCTGTCGGTCACGCCCCAGAGCTGAACGTCCTGGGATGTAGTGCCTGTATTCTCCGATTTGTTGCCGTCCGGCGTGTTGTAGATTACAATCTCGTTCTCAGCATATCCGCTGTCCTCGTCAACGATTTGCAGGAACATGGACTCCGGGATGTCCGGGAACCCGATGGTTTCCTTGTAGCCCCAAGAGTTTCTCGGGGAGAAAAGCTGCACGAATGAATCCCGCTCTATGTCCTGGACGGCGGTGATCTTTCCGTTCATCCTGAAAATCTCCGCGCGGCATGTGCTTCCTATTGAGGAAAGAAGCTCGCTTATCGTCATCTCCTCGGTGACGTATGCGTTGCACTCATAGCGGTGGTTCCCACACCATGTGTAAAGTCTCTCAAGGGCCGGAATGTCTATCTCGGAGTCGGGAAGCCTCTGCTGTGAGAGATTTCCCTGCATCGCATATCTTGCCGCCGATGCCGGATTTGAGGAAAGGGCCGTCGTCCATGCTCCGTTTTCATAGACCGGAAGGATTGACTGGGCCACAAGGTTCAGCTGGCTCACCACGTTGTTCAGTTTTTCCGATGCCTTGATTCTTAGCCCCACAAGCGTGAGTTCGCGGCACATTCTCTCCGATACAGGGCTTTCGTTCTTAAGGCTTCTTATGGATCCGACATAGACATCATCAATAACCTTGCTGTCGGAGCTGTCGTCCGTGATTCTGGAAATCTTTACCGTCCACCGTCCCGGCTCAAGTCCGCTCCTGGTGATTGCATACCGCTTGGTCTTGAGCTCGCCTCCGCTGATTGTGTCGCTTCCTCCATTGAAATGACCGAGAACCTGATACGCGCTGTCGTCGGAGTCCGCAGGCTTGTACCATGCCATCACCGTGACGCTTGCCGACTGGAGTTCCCCCTCATCATCATAACGGCCGAGACCGTTGTAGAAGAAAATGTCCACGTTAATCTCGCTGGTTCCGTCCGGAGTTGTCCGTATTACGCTTCCGTCAGTGTCCTCTGACGTCCTCTTCTTGAGCACCGTGTTGAACTGGTCCTCGTGCACGCATCTCTCCATCAGAGGAGGCCTGCTTCCGCCATACGAAATACTCATGTTTATCAGGGGGTCGTTCCCGGAAAGGATGCTGTTGATGTCCCCCGTCGCCGAATAGTCGGAGAGCAGGGTCTCGTCTATTTTGATTGTGGACGTGTCTATCCTCATGTCCTTCTGTCCGATGCAGAAAAGCTGGTGGAGGTACTGGGAGCCGTCAGCCGGATCCACCCATGTGTAGCTGTAGCTTGCGAGGTCACAATATATGCGCCTTTTACCCAGAAGAATCGGAATATATCCCATCTGGCGCATCTGATTCCGGCTTCCCCTGATTGAGGGATCCTGCTCCGGCTTTTTTCTTTCTTTGAGGGAGGGAATGTCGGTGTTGTAGAGGACGATTCCGCCCGCGAGCATGGCGACTCCGGCACCCGCTATGGCAGCTCCAATGAAGCCTCCGACCCCGGTCCATGAGGTGCAGATGCCGACAATGACACCTATTACAGTTAAAATGCCACCGCCGACCTTTGCAGCCGTGCCCATTTGTTTGTTGTCCATGTCACCTTCCGGCACAAGCTTCAGGTAGACGGTATCGCCGTCCACGACTTCCCTTGAGAAATCAGTGATAATCTCATCGTTTACGAGGGCGCGCCATGCAGTGGCTGAGGTGTGTCTTGCATCAATATTATTTATAATTTCCTGAACGGTCTTTCCGTCAGAGGTGAATTCCGTCCTTTCCATGCTGAACGGATTGAGTTGCGCGATAACTTTCACTGACATGCCACCAGCCCTCCACCAGTCCCGCCAGTGAGGGACCTGACAGCCTCTCGCACACGGAACCGCATCTTCTTCTGGCATGAATTATAAATCCGTCCCCGGCATAAAGGGCTACGTGTGTGGTGAGTTTCCCGGAGCGAATGAGGGCGACGGCAGTTTCCTCGGGTGCGTCTGCTTTATGACCGGCGATGAGCGGAACATATTTGTCAAAACATGGTGATGTAACCGACCGGTCAAGCGCATCTGAATATTCTGAATCCAAAGAGGGAAGCTCGTAGCCGTATTCGTTTCCCAATATGAGGCGAACGAGACCCCAGCAGTCGCATCCGGCAGCCGTCCTTCCTCCGGACACAAACGGAATGCCGACATATTTCTTGACCCAGGCGTACATCAGTAGAACATCCCGGGAAAATCGTCCGGCGAATATGTAGCGGCTGTAAACTTTCTGTCCTGAAGGTATGAGTCAAGGAGCTCGCCTGTGATTGAGTCCTTGGAAGATGTTACGTTCCTGAGCAGGAAGTGGAGAGGTCCGCGCTCATAAACATCGGGAGAGTCCGACATGATGACCGCGACATCTGCCGTTATGCGCTTCCTTGCAGCGGACTTGATCGCGCGGAAAATCGCTATGTCCGTGTTGTCTATGCTGAGCCTGCATGACTTGCTTCCGTCCGTGCTCTGGTCGGGAAGAAGGACCGTAAAGCCGCACGGAACATACTCATTACCGCAGGAAGTTATGGAGGACTTGTTGTCTGTGATTCTCAGGATCACCTCACCGTCCACGCTGATTGTAAGCAGATGCAGAAACACCGCGTCCGTTTCCGGGGCCGTCATCGCCCTTAGAGCATTTTCACTAGGCATTCATCTTCTCCAGTTTCAAATTGATTGTCCACGTTCCGTCGCCGTTGGATGTCTCACCGTAATCCTCCATGAAGCGGAATTCAGACTCCACAAGCGTCTGGGGATCCTTCATCACGAAGCGCAGCACACCGTCTCCAAGGGTCGTGACATAGAAATTTTCCAAAAGCTCACGGTCATGTTCATTAACCACGATGCTTCCTGAAAATTCCTTGGTCGCGACAGTATATCTCCGCCTTGCCTTTGAGGGACCCGCGTCCATCTCCGTCCTTACCACGGAGCTTTTTCTCTTGCCGCTCAGCCCCGAAAGCCGTGGAATCGGCAGTTCCCCGGGCCATACGATTGATGTCATTTTAAACTCCTCTTGCCTTTATTCCGAATCTTGACGACATGGCCTTGTCCGCCATGCCTCCGCTTATGTGCCTGTTTATCAGTGTTCCGATTGTAATCTCAAGCTGCCTCTGTCCGTTCTCCCCGGTAGTTTCCTCAGCCCTGACTTCCTCGCTTCCGTAGTTGTTGATTACGACCTGAAGGCTCATCCCGAGTCCTGATGCGGTAACTCCAAGGCTTCCGTCGGCTCCCCGTGTAAGCGGCATTATCGCCTCGGGTCCAGCCTCTCCCATTAGCCCGGTACCGAACCCGCCGCCCCTCGCGAACCTGAAGTATGTGGGGGATGTCACTATACCGTTTGTGAACGTGCCGCCCTTGGCAAACGCAGCGTGGAATTCATCTCCGTAGACTCCTCCCAGGGCGTTCTTCTCCGTGTCCCCGGATGTCCTGCCGGAGACAAAGCCCGAGATAAATGAGGACGCTCCTCCCGCCGCCACGAATCCCAGACCCAGGGCCCACTGTCCCTGAGCGATGAGCTGGAGTCCAGCCTGAAGGAACATGGTCGGAAGGGAGTCGAGTATCTGCTGAGCCATGGCTGCCATGGCCTCCCTCATGGAATCGGTTGCATCCTTTCCGTTTCCGATTGCCTCTCCGAAAGTCGAGAGACCTGACAGAACCGAGTCAAACGATACAGACGCAAGGCTTGTTCCAAGTTCCGCTATTATGGCCCTCGCCTCAGCTGAGAAGAACCCCAGCTTCTCAAGCCCCCGCTCAAGGCTGTCCGTCAGCGCGTCCTCCCATGAAATGATTTGAACCTCACTTTCAGAGAGGTCGTCTATAGTCTGGGAAAGCATGCGGTAGTTTTCCGCAAGTTCCTGTACTGCTTCATTTTCAGAAGTGAATGCCTGGTCAAGGTTCCCCGCACCAAGGAGGTCCTCAATCTTATCACGTATTTCATCCCTTTGTTTTTCATAGAAGGATACAACATCAAATTTTTCTCCGAGCATTTCGGAAAGGTTTTCGGCATTCTCAAGTTCTTCTCGCATTCCTTCAACATAGAGTTCAACAGCTTTTTTCCCGTTCTGTCCGAAGAAAGCCGGATCAATGTCAAGGGTCTCTCCGAGGAAGTCCTGCCACCGGGTCTTCTCGTCGTCAAAGAGCTGCGGGGATCGGACACGTCTCATCACTTCCTTGTACCTGTCGGCCATCACTTTAATTGAATCATCATCTAAAGTGAATGGGTCGTCAATTTCCACAGGATCGATTGACAGGAGACGCTCTATATCTGATTTTATTTTTTCCGCTTCGGCTCTTAGTTCATCACGAGCATGAAAGTTTTCCCCCAGCATTCCTGCTAGTGTTTTATTATTTGAAAAAACGCCATTAAATCCTTCTACATAGGCTTCTCCAGCTCTTTGCCCTGATTCCCCGGCTGCTGAAGTTCCTGTAACATCCTTGAACCACTCCTGCCAGGTCTTTTTTGCTTTAACGGCAGCTTTTCCTACGGGCTCTACAGCTTTCTCTATTTCTTCCTCAACCTTTTGAGGTTCTGCAATAAGGTCAACTATGTTGAAATTTTCGTCCAGTGTCTTTCCCACAGTTGCAAGCTGTGCGTTTATTTCATTTACACTGGTGGAGAGTCTGGTCTGAAATTTTTCAATTTCCTTTTCTGCCTCCTGAATGCCTTTCGTTTGAACAGATATCGTATCCCTCTGCATTCTTTCATCATCAGTAGAATCACCACTATTTATAAGATCCAGATAATCTTGTAGTATCTCCTCACGTTCTTCCAGCAGGTCTTTCTGATCATTGAGCTTGTCATTCAGTTTTATGAGCTTGTTTATCTGGCTCTGTAGCGAGTTCTCCAGTTCCTGGGCGGTCAGTTTCCGCACGGCTTCCCTTGCCTCGTCAACCGATGTCGCGTATGCCTTAATCTCCGTGGCAAGCTCAGGGTAGAGGGCTATGAGGTCTGCCGTTGATTTTGCGTCCAGCTTTTTCTCCCCGTCAAGGCCTCCGAAGGAATCAAGAAGCGCGTCAGCGGAGTTTTTGGTTTCAATGAGTTCCTTGCGGAGATCCTCCTCTGCATGGGCTGCATTATAGGCGGCTCCCGCAATCAGTCCAACTGCGGCGGCCACACCTGTTATGCCGAGGATTATCGGATTTGCTGCGAGCGTTGTAAGAGCCGACGATACACCCTTAATTGCAAGGGTAACACCGGGCAGTGCGGCTACAAGTCCACCTGCTGTCAGTATCATCCTCTGGGTTCCAGCATCCAGTCCGTTGAACCTTTCTATCAGATCCAAAATGCCTTCGGCTACACCGGAGACAAGCGGCTGTATATGGGTTCCCACGGTTTCCTTGAGTTCCCCGAATGCGTTCTGAAGCTGTGAAAAGGCATTGTTGGCCGCTTTTGCAGCCCCTCCATAAGTACTCTCAAGTTCCTTCAGGATTATTTCCTGGGCTTCCGCAGTTTCACCCGATTCAATAAGTGCCTTGATGACTTCCTTCTGTGATTCAGTAAAGGCGAATCCCTGCCGCCTAAGGGAGTCCAGTCCGTTGATCGGATCATCGAGGGCCTTTCCCACAGCCTGTGCCGCGCTTGAAAGGTCCATGTTCATTACGGTGGCCATGTCAAGGATTGCCCCTGTGGCCTTCTTGAATGTCGCCCCTGTGATGTTCTTGAATCCCAGAAGGACAGTCTGCATGGACTCTATCTTTCCGTTGTCAATGCCCGAAAGGTCTCGGAATTCAACAGCCATATTGTGCAGTGCGTCCGCGCTCGTCCATGCCCCGGCCCCGGTGGCTTCCACCGTTGATGCGAGAAGCCTCATCGACCTTGACGCTTCCTCGGCGGCCTGCACCGATTCCTGTCCGAAGCTTATTACGGCTTTGGTCAGGGCTGCGGATGCAATAACCTCACCGAGCTTCTTGAACGAATTCTCGGTCTCGTTTGTCTTCTTGTCCAGTTCGCCCAGATTCTTCACGGCCTTGTCCACCTCGGCGGTTACAAGCACCCTAAGTTCATCGGTCATTTCCATCACTGATTCTCCCGCCACCGCCTGTAGGTCTGTACCTCGCAATCAAAAAGCCTCACCACGTCCATGACGAAGCGAGGCTCTGCCAGATAACCGCGTCCCTGGGGCAGTCCGTAATTCTTTATCCTCTTCCACATGGAGCAGAGCTGCCCCAGTTCCCCGGTGACGTATTTTCCGAAGTCACCCCTGCGTATCCTGATGTACCCGGTTTCCTCCTGTTCCGGCCACGGCAGGCACTCCTTTGCATCGTCGTACTCGGAGCTCCATGTCGGAGGCCACAGCCCGGAGAGGAGGATCTGGAATCCTATCCTGTAATCTTTTTTTTTGCATCCGTCAGGGTGTCGCTTCTGACTTCGTTGCAGATTGCGTCAACAAGGCTTTCCATTCCGTAGGCCCTGCTTTCGGCAAGCTGCTCTCCGCTCTCTATCTTCCGCTCCTTGCCGTCGGTGCCCTTGACGAAAACGTTCTTCACCTTTCCGACACAGTTCCTCAGAATGTAGTCCGCGTCGCACTCAATCCGCACTGTCGCCTTCTTGAGCCTGCGCACTTCCCTGGACTTGCCTTCCGCATCAAACGGCTGGTCGTCGGGATAGTATTCCCTTGATGCCACCGTTGTCGTGAATTCCTTGCGCTGGTACCCGGTGGGGCGTATTATCTCCACGGACACCTGCTTGTCCTCCGGCTGAGAGAGGTTGTCCCCGATGTTGGGGAAGAAAAAATACCTTGGCTCTTCCGTAAATGTCATCGTTCAGCTCCTATTCACCTTATGGATTGTCGTCACCGGACGGATCATCGTTTCCGGATGGATCGTCATTGCCCGATGGATCGTCACCGTCAGAAGCCTCATCCTCCGGTTCTGCCTTGACCTTGTAGAAGATGATGCCCGGGAAATTGCCTCCGTCAACCTTGTAGTTGAAGTTGAAGTTCTGCTCGCCGTCAAGGGGCTTGTCGGTGGTCACGCTCTCGACCGTTACCGGGAAGTGCTCCCATACGGCAGTCTCGCCGACAATCTCAGTTTCCCTGCGGCTCATCATGTAGTCCTGCTTGCTCTGTTTTGCCGGAAGGCGCGTGATGTTCGTTCCGTCGTCAACGGTGATTTCCGTGAACTGGTTGAGCAGCGCCCGCTGCGCCTCGCTGTCAGTCTCGAATATTCCGTTGATGGTTCCGCTGCCCTCGGTGAAAGCACCGATGATGTACTCGCGTACCCCGCTTTCAAGGTTCTCCTGAGTGCTTACGTCGTAGCTCTGTCCCTGGCGTGAGTTGGACACGTCCTTTACGAATCCGATGAGCGTGAGCTCAAGCGGAATCACCTCGTCACCCTCGGCAAGGGCCTGTCCCTTCCAGAGATGGACGACCTGTCCCGGTCTGAGTCCCTTTCCTCCTGAGATGCTTGCGTCCGGCTGCGGAAGGCTGGATCCAGTGCCCGCAATGCTCTTGATTCTGTAGAATCCGCTTTTTGGAAGGGATACTCCGCTTTCGCCCGCAATGGCCGCCTGTTCAGCAATGCCGTACAGCTTGCCGTCTTTTCCACCTGGTTTCATTTTTATTCCTCCGTAATCAACCTTGTTGGTATGTCTATTTCAATGCGGTACGGAATGACGTATTCCGCAGGCATTGAGCCTTCTTCCTCTCCAGGATACACCCACTGGGCGTTTCCGTTCCTAATCCAGTAGGCGCGCAGCTTGTTTCTCTCAGCCTCAACCGGCATGAAATTCTTTTCAACTTCATTCAGCTTGCGTCTGAGTCCTACCGTTTTCGTAAGCCACTTCGCATGTGTGCCTGCCGTGCGGTATTCGGCAAAAAAGGAAAGCTTTTCGTTTTCCTCTCCGTTCGGTGTCATGTCCTGATAGATCAGGTCGATGTGTGCCGTGTTGTTTCCCGCCTTTTGGGGAATCAGGAATGCAGGAAATCCCAGCCGGTTTTTAATCTCAGTTTTGAGTGATTCAACAATAGTTTCAACGGTCAATCTCCGCCTCCCTGCAGCACCTCATGTACTGCATTTTGAATTTCCCTTGTGATGTGCTTCTCATCCTTTTCATCAATGTGAAGGAACGGACGTGCCGGAATCCTGACGCTCTGCTTGATTATGAACAGCGCAAACGGCTCGCCCCTTTTCTTTCTTGCACAGAAGACTTTTCCGGCACGGTAGAATGAATATCCGTCAGATTTCATGGCCTTGATGAGTTCGCCGGCCGTCTGTGCGTTGTACCGGTGCATCAGGCTCCTTGTCTTTGATGAAGCCGGAATCCAGAGGCCTTTTCCCTTGCCCTGAATTGTTCCTCCCTCCTGCTGGATCTTCGCATACCTGAGGTTTGTCTGTGCCGCAGCCCATTCCCTTCCGTTTTGCGGGGCAATGCTTGACATGAGCTGTCCGTTGTCGCGGAGGGTCTTGTTGCCCTGCTTGACTTCCTGGGTGAGGGGTGCATTTTCCGGCGGGATGCCCGAATTGATTTTCCTTGTGGCGGATGAGACAAGGTATTTGCTTATCTTCCGCATCACAGGCTCAAGCTTTCCGCCCGAAAGCCTCCGGGAAATTTCCCCTATGCTCCTTGTCACCTGTACTCCCATCAGTACCTCCGTCTGTCCATCGGGCTTTTCCGCCCTCTGGCAACGCAGCCGACGGCGGGGCCTGATGAGGATTCCGCATCAGTTTTTTTTCTAATTGATCCGAAATAGGTCTCAATAAGAAGCTGGCAGTCCTCGAGCTTTTCCCTGGCACGGTTCTCCTGTCCGACAAAGGCAAAGAGCTCATAGAGGGCGTATTTGAGCGTGGCCTCACGGCAGACCTCGTTTTCCTCGTCATACTTATTGCCCGTACTCAGGACCATTCCTGCGACGGCAAGCTTCGCCTTGAGCAGTGCCCGCACCGCCACGTTCTCATCTCCGAGCGTCAGCGTCTCGTAGTCCTGCTGGGGGAGTTCGGATTTAAGGTTTTCCACCGTAAGCTGATGTCCGGTCTCTTCTTCCCCTGTCTCCGTTCCAGTTTCCTGCTCCGTTTCTGTCCCGGGATCTATGGTTGGCTCGACTTCTTCACCAGTTTCTTCTTCGACTTCATCAGACATATTGGCCTCCTTTTGAAAGACTAACAGACAACGGACTCCCTAAGGCTTTGTCTGAGGAAATAAAAAAAGGAGCACGGCTTCCCATGCTCCCTTGCAGCTTTCATCTGGGGCTACTGCAATGCCCTTAAAGGTTCTCAATCAGTACGGTCTAAGACGCATATCTCAGGATTTCGATTCCCTTCACGTTAATGAGAGGGAACGGCTTTGACTTCACGTAGAGGTCGGTGCCTCTCTGGTCGCCGCGTTCCTTCGTGAACGAGTAGAGGGGAACAGCCTGTCTCTGCACAGTGTCATCGATGCGGAGGAAATCAAGCTCCTGACCGGCATCAACGGCACGTGCCATGAGCTCGCGTGATTCCACCAGCTTCTTCACGGTCTTTGTTCCGCTTGCAAGGTCGGTGTAGGTGTCGTTGTTGCGGAGCACCTTGAACCCTGCGATGTTCATTCCGTCGGCGGTCATCTCAACCGGGAACTTCGTCTGGTTCGCGCTGATTGTGACCAGCTGCTTGAAGTACTCGGTGCTGGCGATGAACTCAATCGCGCCGCCGATTCCGCGGTCATTGATTGCCTGTTCCATCTCACTTGCGTCCTCAATGAAATCGGCGAGGGTAAGGCTTGAGAGAGCCTTGTCGCGCTCGATGCCTTCCACGTCACCGTAGTCAACCTCATAGCGCACCATTTCGTTTCCGGCCTGCATCATGTAGTCTATTGCACCGCGATGGGCCTGAATGCACAGGGCCTTGGTCGTATTGCGGACGAGCTTTGCCCAGCGTGCAAGCCTCTCGTCCACGATCTGGTTCTTGCCCATGTTGGATGCGCGTTCCCAGTCATCCTCCTCCACGGCTGAGAAATAGTCGTCAATCTCGATCGGCTGCGGCTCAATGTAGGCGATTCCGCCTTTCATCACCGGGCGGTAGCCTGTTGATCCGCGCTTGATTACGGGAATGTTTCCAACCGTGCTCTGGATGTCCGTTGTGGCAATGCGTGTCGTATTGCGGTTTACGGTACTCTTGAAATACGCACGTGCATTGCTTGTCTCTGGTGCAAGCGCACCAACCACGCGCACCACATCACTTTCTCTTACGATGACCATATTACTTTACCTCCGCTTCATAGGTCTGTGAAAGCCAGATTCCGATTCCCGGAAGCTTCCCGGCGAGCGTATCACCGGCACTTGCGGGATTTGCTCCCGAAGCATCGACAAGACGTTCCCTGACGGCTACCCCGTGAAAACCAGCCATCGGCAGCTTGTTGTCAGCTGATGATGCCTCGATCAGGACTGCCGCCGGAGTGTCAGAAGGGGCCGCAGCCTCGTATGTTCCGCCAGAAGCGGATTTTTTCAGAATTGTACCTGCCGGTAGAACTGCATCTGACGCAATCTGTACCGGGTACTTGATTACCGGGTGGTCGATGGTGAAGATACCCGCATCTCCCACGGCGTTTTCATGCTTTTCGCTGAAATCCATTATTTGTCTCCTCCGGCTTCTTCGCCGTCCGTTTTGTCATCCGAGTCGCCTTCATTGACAGTCCACTTGGCATACAGCGTTATGTCCGATGTAACTGGTGATTTGAAGGCATAGGCTTCGGTCGTCTTGTCATCTTTGAACCAGCCGCCAAAAGTATGACCTTCCTTTTTCGGGCTTTCCGGTTCCTTGACTCTGCTCCTGTCCTTAACGCTCTGCGCTTCGATTTCCGTGTCACATCCCGTTGAGAATGTCACCTTCCAGATTTTTCCTCCGGTCTGATTTGCTGCTGATGCAACCTGAACGTCATTTGAAGATTTATGCCATTTTATACCCATAGCAATCTCCTACATGTTCTGGGCGAGCTTGGCCCAGTCAGGAGCATCTTTTCCTCCGTCACCCTTGTCATTGAACTCGTCAGCGTTGAACTGGCGGGATGTCACGTCGTCTTTTTTCGGGGCAGCGATGAGTCCTGAAATAAGGTCGCTGAACAGGTCAAGCGCGGACTTGCTGCCCTTGTTTCCGTCCTTGTCGCTGAACTCGAAGGAGTCTGTATTGGAAGCAAGAATGCCCGCAACCTTCCGAACATTGTCCTTAAGTCCTGCGGGAATGTCAGCGAACTTGTCACAGACTCCCTTTACAACAGCTTCCTTTCTTGAAGCCTCCAAGTCCGAAATCTTTTTCTGCATGTCCGCATACTCCTGGGAATCGGAGAACTTTTCCTTTTTGTCCTCCCCGCCATTTTTGGAGCCAGCAGCCTTTTCGGCATCTTCCTTCAGCTTCTTGTTCTCAGCCTCCAGAGCCTCCATCTTTTTCTTTTCCTCATCAGTCATGGGAATTTCCTCCTGATAATTGTCCTTGAACTCAGGCATCTCTCCTGAGAACTTATATTCGGCAGCGGATATCTCTTCCGCATACTCGCTTTGTGATACCTTGACCTGTCGCAAATTTGGAATTGCGGGCTTAGTGCTTCCGAGGAGGGCAAGATGATGCAGAACCCGCTTGTTGTCGATTTTTCGTCTTGGGCATCCGATAGACCATCCGTTGTACTTCTTGTCGCTGAAAAGTTTATCTACCTCCGGTTCAAGTACAACGTCGCCATAAAGTGTTTCACCGTCGTCAGAAAGATTAAGCTCAATCACCTTTCCCCAGCTTGGCTCAAAATCCTTATGGGCACTTTCGTGACCAAGATACACAGGACTCTGAGTAAAAGTTTCAATCATTTCCGCAAAATCCTGTTTTGTAAGTTGTGCCGACTGCGTACCGTGAATGCCAGTGCGAGCCAGCTGTAATGTTCGTATTCGTTTCATAAGCCCATCCTATCATTCGATATTGCTTTTACTGCCACGCCTGGAGGAAATCTCTTCATCGAAAAAATATCCACGATAAGCCTGTGCTCCTGATACAAGCAGGTAATCGAGCCGAGCCTCCGTCAGTCCGAAAGCCTTGAGCAGCTTTTCCTTAGTGTCGAAATGCTGGCTTCCGTCCCCACACTTCATCATTCTGGCATTTGACGGAATCGCGATATATCCGCTCATGTGTCCTCCTCCCTGCCGGGAACCTCCGACAAGTCCATGAAAATTTGCATGCGGGTCACTGCCGCCCGCTCCATCTCCTCTCTGGCTCCCCTGCTTGAGAGCCAGTCCTTCAGGAAGAGCACGCCGTCGCACACGTCAAGCATCGCCCCCGAAACCTTCATGTAATCATTCCGGTCAAATTCGGGGGAAGAGCAGATCCATGCCGGATTCATAACCGAATGTCCCATGTCCCGGAGCTTTTGCTCCGCAGCACGGAATTTTGCCTTGTATTCCAGATCCCCGGAAATCTTTCCCGCAATGTAGATTTTCATTTTCCACCTCTGAGAATATGTAAGCACGGGAGCGGAAAAACATGGCGACCGCTGGAGAAAGTTCGGAATTTAAAAAACGGAATTTAGGGGGTGTTCGGGTGATGGACGGACAAGTTTCCGTCTGGAAATTATTCACCGATTTTCACCGCCTATTTTTTGCGGAAACGGTTTTTTTATGGAGTTTCAGAGATGCTGTTTGCAGTTGGGATTTGTTGCCGTTCTGAAAAAAAGAATTCTTAAATAAAAATTTGACGGTGGCTATAGGAATTCGTTAAATTCAAATTTGCAAAAATCCCCGCCCACAATTTTTCGGACAGCAGGCAGGGATTTTGAAAATGGTAAATCTCGGACACCCTTCGGGTGATGCCAAGTTCTTTTATAAGATACTCAATTCGAATTCGAGCGTCAAGCAAAAAAAGAACTTCCGTAACAAAAAAGGAAGTGGAAAAAAGTGTACAAACCATATTCGTTGGATGAGCTTAAGGCTGTCAGGGATATAATCACAACATACGGACATGTGACATATCAGGACGGTGCGATGCTTGAAGAAGAGTTTTCCAAACGCACGGGCACACATCGCGCTGGCGGCGCATTATACATGTGTGCTTGGCGAATGGAAAACGGCGTTTATGACGACAAGCTGAAATCGGCTTAATCTGTCATTCTGATTTTCTGAGCTGTCCCAGATAATCAGCGGCGGGAATGATTGCAGTCGTTCCCGCTTTTTTTATGTTCGGAATTTTATCAGAAAAGTTGATATGGGATGCCATGTGTGGGCAACAAAAAAGCCCGGAAGTTATCTACAGTAAAAGCCTTCTGACAAGCATTCTCTGATATAACATCATGCAGGGGGATCACCATGGATGAAAAGAAAAATCCTACAAGGAACGAGCGTATAATACAGCTTACAGAAAGTCTTGGAAAACTCGGCTACAAAATCGGGGAGTTGAAATTTTTGGTTGATGACAATGAGCATGATGAGGATACGGCAGCCCTGACAGGAATACCGTATCTGAAGATTACTCTTTCGCTGTAGACTTGATTCCTAACTTCGGATTAAGAATTGCCTGCATAATCCTTTCAACAGCTTCAACGGCTTTATCTGTATTCAGTTCGTTGATGTTGTTGGACGGATTTTCAAGGATTGCCTTGAAGAGTTCGAACTTCATTTTTTTCATTGTCTGCTGGCATATATACCTCCTGCAAACATTGTAACCTCATCAACAGGAGTTTGCAACAAAAAAGCCCCGGATGTCCGGGGCTGTAAAATCAATGTGTAGCATAAACGCAACGTTCAGGATAATTCATGGAAATAATTTTTTTCTTTGCTATATAAAGCAAATGTTCTTTTTCTTTTTCACTATCTTTGTCATGTCCTTTGACTTCAACAAAAGAAATTTCAGAGGTCTTTGTGTTAATGACAATAATGCCATATAAACCAGCCCCAGAAAAACTATAACAAATCTTTGAGCCGTCTTTCGATATCTGCTTGAATACTGTCATCTGTCCAACCTCCTTTCGTTTTGTACTCCCACGGGTATTTGCGATTTGCAAATAAATGGGCTTTGTTATAATCATAACCGAACTTCTCCATAATTGTCAACTCTTCAAGTTCATGTTTTATAAGCATGATATCCAAGTCTGTTGGACGACCTTGTTCCAGCGCTTCCCAAGCATTAGCAATCTCAGCACTTTCATCAAAGCGGACAAAGCCCTTTTCAAGATTATGCTTATTGAAAAAGAGATGATTCCTTACTTTTTCAACTTCTTCCATTGAAAGCCCTGAACTTTTTGCAACTCTGGCAATATCAGATTTTGCATTCTTTTTTCTGATTTCTTCATACGCTCTTTTTGCATAGTCTTCTTGTTCCTCAGAATTTTTATCAAGAATACCGCCTGTACTACCACCTGTTTCAGTTACTCCCAGTGCAGCCTTAACCGTCTCAATCTCCCCCTGCACACCATAGTGTTTTGCCTGCCTTACCTGGCTCTCAAGCTCATCCCACCAGCTGTCGCTGGAAACGGGATTTGTGCCGAATCCCTTCGCGGATCTCTCAATTCCTTCAAGGCTAGTCCATTCATCCGGCAGCTCGTCCTTGTCGTAGATGGCGCGTACAGTAGAGCGGCATCCGAAGTGAAGCGGAGGTATGTACTTCTTCCATATCGGGTCGTCATAGGGTCTGATAACATTGCTCATGGAGTGGCAGATGTCCGTCTGCCTCGCGTCCTCGATTCCGACAAAATGCAGTGCGAGCGGCCTGTCCTCCTCGAATCCCATCATGCGTCCCGCGTTGTAGGCGGTCTGCACGTTGGTTCTGTAGACAGTCTCCCAGTACCATCCCTGGTTCGGTCCCATCCCCACCTTGTCCAGTATGTCGGTCTTTGTCATGGAGAGGAAATCTTTCAGCCCCTTGCCGTCGTTCACGTTGGCAATCATCTCGGCATTCAGCTTCTCAAGCAGCTTTCCGTCATTGATTCTTGATGCTGTGAACGCGCGGAATTTCATCTTGTCGGAGAGCTTGTTGTAGTCAACTTTTTTTATAACGTCCCGTTTTTTGAGGTATTCCACAGCCTCGTGGTACGGCATGTTCTCTATGTCTTCGGCACTCGGCTCCGCAAACTCTTCCTTTCGGACAGAGGAGTCCAGACCCATCAGCAGGGAGCGGGTGAAAAGCTTAGCGGCCTCTCCCATCGCCACCCAGTCGGGGGGAAGAACCTTTGTCGTCCTGAGAATGTCCGGATTTTTCGCGGCTTCCTTTATGTATGCCTTGATGCGCTCCGCGTAGCTGTCGGATATGTTGAGCCATGCGGCAGTAGAAATCCGGTCAAGCCGTCTTGCCAGGCTCTTTTCCTCAAACAGAGGTCCTACTGCCTGCTCTGAAAAAAATCGTCTTTTCCTGTATCAGAAAAACCGAAAGACGGCTGGGCCTTTACGAAAGAATCCTTTTCATCAACAGGCTCTGGAACATGAACCTTGTTGTAAATTGCCTTTAAACTGACAGGTACACCCCTGTCGATACAGTCTCTGATGATTTCCCACGGTGCGAAGTCCGTTGAATCAATGTCATATTGCGGAGCAACCTCTCCCGGAAAGTTCAGCTCGCAGAAAGCGTTCACGAGTCTCTGGTCAGTCTGCTGGAGCTTGTATGCGTCTCCCTTGATGAGGTCGTCGTAGGTCTGCACGTGCGTCTCTCCCTGGGCGTGGGTTCCGTACTGGGCAGTATTTGTAGTGAGTGCCTGTCCTGTTATGGCGTAGGCAATCTCCGTGTCGCAGAGCTCTACGATTTTGTTGAAGTCATTTATCTGCGAGCTCACAATCTGGATGTCCTTGACATTGCCGAATGCGCCGGAAGATCCGCTTTCCCAGTTCTGCAAGGCCGCAGTCAAATCAGCCGCGCGTTTCCTTGCCTCTTCCTCGCTCTTGGTCTCAAAGATTGCAAGGATTGAGGGAACTCCGCAGAGCTCCGCCGCCATTGCCCAGAACTTCACTCCGAGCTGCTTGAACTTCCAGAACGCGTATGCGCTTCTCAGCGTGGGCCGTCCCCACTGGCTCAGCTCGCCGTCATCGTTGCGGTGAATCAGGAATTTGCGCCTGTCGCTCAGCACGATGTTCTGTGCCGTAAGCACGGGGATTCCCCATTCATGCCCGACATGCCGGGGAAAGGAAAGGGCAGTACGCGGAATCGGGACGAAATCTACGGGGACATACCATCCCTCACGGAACACCCAGATCACCTCGCACGCGGCAATCCCGTATGGCACCGCATTCAGGAGGATGTTGTTCAGCCTGTAGAATGTGTTGAACGTAAGGAGGTTCTGACATGCCTCGTTCACCTTCTTGTTGTCGGTGTCGGTGAATGAGCCGTACATCTGGAGGACCTTGTTCTTCCTGTCAGTTATGAGAGACTCAACCCTCGCGTCATCGCGCATCTCCTCAAAGACGCTCTCGCGTTCCTGAATGGAGCTGATCCAGTCCTGTGTGCCGGAAACATAGCTCGCTATGCTCCTGAATCCGTTGAGGTCTATAACCCTGCTTGTAACATTGTTTGTCCTTGCCATAAAAACCTTCCTTTACCGCCAGAATCTCTTCTTTTTCTTGCTTGCCGAAAAAAAGCTCGGAGCGGGATCCGCAGCGCATTCACGCCACGCGCACACACAGAGCATTGCCGCGCTCGCGCCGTCCCCGTGCCTCTTTCCCCTCAGGTCCCGGTCGGCTGTCCTGACAGCTGGAATCGTCGGGATTCCGTTCTTAAGCACGACAAGCGCAAAGTCCGCCTTGATTGTCTCGTCATCGGGAACCGTGAAGTCCGAGCTCTCCATAAGTCCGTGCAGGTCGCTTCCGTACTTCGCGTACCATGCCGGAGTCTCCATCACCTGAACCGAAGCCCCCGGATGCCTGAGCATGGCATGTTCGCCTATCTGCTGGCCGTTGCCCCGTGAGTCAATCGCAATACCGCCGAGCTTGTGACGTTCCTCGCTCAGGAAGTCCGTAAGCAAGTCGTTGAAATATTGCTGCTGCTCAAAGGGAGCGTTCTTAATCTCCACAATCATCCGCACGGCAAGCTGAGTTTTGGCGACTTCCTCTGAGATCCAGTATGTTGTAAGGTCCCCCGAACGCCCGAAGTCATTGCCTACATAAACCTGACTTTCAAGACAGCCAAGAACAGGCCGTACTTCCTGATTGAAAAATTTCTCAATCTCCTTGTTCTTGAATCCCTCGCTCTTGTGAAGGAAACTGTCGGAACACTCAAGCCGCCTTATGTCATATCCGCTTTCGTCAGCTGTGGCATGATCCAAAAGACCACGCCCAAAGTAACGGCTGCCGCTCGCCCTCGGAATCACGTCAAGCTCCTCATCAGGATTGTCACCGTAGATGCGGTACATCTTGTCCATGAATTCCCTGTCAGCTTCTTCCGTCCACTCCCGTCCCTGGGTTAGGCAGATTCTCTTGTAGAGCCCCTGGGCCATAGCCTCACGGAAAGTGATTCTGTGCAGGCTCCATTCCTTTTCTTTTCCGCTGCGGATGGACTTTATAAGGATGTTGAAAGGATTGTCCTCGCCGTTGTGTGTCGAGATCACCCTTATGCGACCGCCCCACATTACAAGTGCCTTTGCCGCCTGCAGGACGCTTTCCAGGTCATCAAAGAAGGCCGCCTCGTCAATCACGACGTTTCCCTGCTTTGAGCGGAGCGAGCGTGAGACTCCCGGAAGCCCCATGATTTCAGCGCCGGAAGCAAACACGATTCTGTAAGTCGTGATGCTCTTGTCCGGGTCGTCAAGCAGGACTTCATCTTCCTCAATGACCTCGCTCACGGCATAGCCGAGCTTCCTGGCCCAGTCGCCTGCATCCTCAATGTACTGTCGGCAGTTGTCCTTGTTGAAGCTCATGTAATAAGTGTTGCTCCAGCCGTGGGCCGGAGCCGCGTCAAGAACCGAGTCAGCCGAGTCTGTCCACGAGATGCCGCAGCGGCGGTTCTTCTCGATGATTTTAAGGTCGCTTTTGTCCTCAAGCCACTTCTTCTGATACGGAAGGAAAAGCTCAAGCCCGCTACTGGTCGCTGCCCTTGTCGTCATAAGTCACCTTCAAACCAAGAATCTTGGCCTTCACGAACTCAACGCGCTCGTCGCTCCATCCGGCCTTCTTTCCCTCTGCCTCCACGGTCTTCGCCGCCTCGAAGAGCCCCTTCTTGTACCCCCTCTCATACTCCAGCTTCACCCGTGCAATCTTCGCCTGAGCGTCAGTATTTCTTACAACTGCCCTCAGAAGCTCCTCAGGAGAGAGGGTGGAGAAGTTCTCGAACTTGTTCACCTCCTCAAGAAGCTTCGCCTGCACCATCTGGACGCTCGCCTCCGCGATGTTCAGACCCGGGGTCTTGCCGAGCTCGTTCACGATGGCCACGGCTTTCTTCGCGGAATCCTTGTAGGCCTTCATCTGCGCCGCCTGGTCAACCAGAGTGCGTCCCACGCCGCTCTTGGAGATGTCATAGCCCTCGGCCTTCAGGGTCTCAGTTATCTGTTTGTGGCTCATCTTGTCGTTGAAGTACATCTTGCAGATGCGCTCGACAAGCCCCTGCATCTCTATCTTGTTTCTCTTAGGCATTTCTCGCACCCCTGTCTATCTTCGACTTGATGTCCTCAAGCGTGGACTTAATCCACCCCATGTCTCCCGAAAGCGTCCGCAGCTGTACGGCAGTCTCAAGCTGGATGGTGTTCACCTTGGTTCCCAGCGCGTTGATGTCCTTCGCGTTGTGGTCAACGTCCTTGCGCAGCTCCCGCCTCTCCGCGTCAGCCTCTCCCTTGTCGCGCCCCATCTTGACGATGATTCCTACGACCCCGGCTATGGTTCCGACACCGCTTGCTATTGACACGACCAAAGTAAACACTTCCATAATTCCACCTCACTTAAACATAATCCAGATTACCGTGCCCTCAGCCACCGCCGCCACTCCCAGCACCGCAGCCGTCGTGATCCAGAACGCCGTTCTTTTTTTCTGCCTCGTCAAGGACAGACTCAATTCGCTGTAGAGCCGCCTCAATTCTTGCAGCTGTGTCCGAAGACTCTCTGCTTCCCTGCTCAATTCTAGCACCGATGTCTCCGAGCTCTCCAACTTCTGTAATGCCGTCTGCAATCTGCTCTCCAGCGCCGTGCATTTCTCCTGCAGCAGCTTGGAGTCCTTCAGAGATGCCTCCTGCGACATCCTCAGCGACAGCACTTCCAGCCTCATATTCTCCAGTTCCGCCCGGATTGATTTCACTTCTGGAGATGAGAGATACAAGCCATCCTGCGAGAAAACAGGCGGCACACAAAGCAAGAAAAAAAGCGGCAGAAAGAGCAATCCTTTTCTTTTTCGCGTCATCCATTCTCTCCTCCGTCAGTTTTGACCAAGTCCCCCAGCTTCTTGTCCAGCCAGATTGACCGGTACACCGGCGAGAACGCCACCACGAAGAACGCGCCGCTCAGGATTATTTCCTGCCAGGAAAGATCAAAAGACTTCCCGTCAGAAAAAAGCGGAAAGAAACCCTTTACCAGAAACAGTACCGCAACCCAAACGGCTGCAAGTATAATAGCCCACAGGCTTACACTCTTTGCCTTCATTCAAAGCCTCCTCTGAATTTCATTATTATGTGACCGATTTTTATGTCCTGACCCGCAGGACGGATGATTTTCTTGAAGTCTGCAATAGGCATCTCGATGTCGTTGCCCCGAACATTCTCATAGCAGGTGCGGTAGTCTCCCCACGGATCGTCGATGACCAGCGACACGACGTTTCCTTCCTCATCTGTCCTGTAGCCCACGACCGCGACCACATGACCGCCAACCTTCCTGTTCCTGAACGTGAAAAGCCCGCTTGTCACACACGCGCCCCCTGAGTCAATCGCCCTGATGAACTGGGAGAGCGACCGCCTCTCGCTGAACTCAACGGCATCAGCCTCATCCCCGAGAAGCCCCTTCTGCCTGAGAAAAAGATTCGTGCCATACGCGAGCACCGGATGCCACTCGTTCGGAGGATACCGCCTGGACGGATCCACCTTGAGCCACACATCCCTGACGGACCTGTCATTGCAGAGGAAGAACATGAGCGCGTCCTCCGGCTGTGAGTGCGCCGAATCCGAGAGCCTGTCCACCGGCCATCCAGCCGCCGAGAGAGCCATAATCATGGCCGTCACGTTGCACGCGCTCCCCGGCTTGATCTCGTTGTTTCTCTGGGTGTAATAGGGTTTGTTTTGGGAATTGTTCTTTTCCATAAAAAATCCCCTCCTGTACAGACAGTGTACACGAGGGGTTTGTCTTTAAGGCTATGTGTGGGGGAATGTTATTATTCTTCTACAACTTTATCATCATTTGAAGAAACTAAATTTTCATATTCCTCAAATTCTTCTGTATCGCCTTGTTTATCTGACTCAATTTCTTTTGCATTATGTTGTTCTGATGTTTTTGATTCCAAAATTGAGTTACTCAACTCTACTTTTGTATTTAAGTATGAAGGAATATCTTTTCCTATACGCGAAACTTTTCCAACAAAATATTTATTCATGTCTTCATAATATTTTGCGATGTAATTATCAAGATTTTTTGGATGACACGGTGTTTTCAGATAATCATATTCATCAGTTTTTGCACCTTCCAATTTGAGGACAAAAATGGGATACTTTTTACTACCGAGCACACCTTTTAAATTCTCTGATTTTAGGTAATATACAGATGACTGAAGTGAAGTTGTTCCAATAATCTGATCAGCAACTTCTACGGAAACCGTAATTTCATCTTTTGAAGCATATTTACCAAGACGGAAACCACAATCAATTGATGGCCCCAAAAAATCAAATGTTTTACAGTCCTCTTCTTCTATCTTTCTATCAATAAAAGGGAATTGACCTGTCCAAACACACCCTTTTACATCCAGTTTTTCTTTTGATGGATACCAATCTTCAAGTGTTTTCTTAAACGCAGAAACAATGCAAGAAATTTCATCGTTTTGTGTTATCTCTACATAAAACAAAATTTCATCTCCAGCATGTTTCCAGACAACAAGTTTTTCGCGAGAATAGTTCAATTTTTTCTGGTATTCATATTCTGATTCTAGATGTATTCTAAATTCATCAGGAAATGAAACATAAAAATCCGTAAAGACACTATACCAATCATCAATAAATGAGTCTTTGCCATATTTTAAGGCAGTCGATCCTATAACGTCAACACTAAGAAAAAGATATAACTGAGGTTTAATGGCCATTTAAGCTTTCTTTAGTCCAAGATTTATACATCGCCAGTTCATTGCACTCAACGAAACTTTGAAAGCATCAGCCAAAGCTGAAATATTTCCATCTTTTTCCGTATAAAGTTTACGAAGCATTTTTTCCGGCATTAAAAAAGCTGCGGCAAAAGAATTTGCCTCTTTTTCAGCTTCATCAATATCATCAGAGCGGTTGGCATTTATCTTAATTTCTCCAAGCCTTGAATGCAGAAAATAATGACCTAATTCATGTGCGATGGTAAATACATCGCGTTTGTGAGAAGTTGCCTTTGACAAATAAATTGTAAAATTCTCTCGTGAGTTAACGGATATAGAGCCACCGACGGAATCCTTAGGATTATCCGAGTATTCGATTTTTCCATGCAACTGGTTTTCTACATAATCAATAATATCTGTTACACCCGGAGTATAAGATGTTTTTTCGGCGAATTTTTCCGCTAACTCATAAATCTGATTCCTACTGAGATTAGTAGACTTCAGTTCGGTCATTCTATTTGCCTCCTTTTTGACGCTCCTGCATCATCTAAGGGTTAAAACCTCCTGGTTTCCATGCAAAAATTCCATTACATTATACCACACATTTTACAAAATGCCTATAGAATATATCACTTTTTATTATAATCCGTCTACACTTTGGAGCGAATTTTGGCACATAATGGCACGCCGGGACACGTGGAGGCACAAAACCCCGCACCCCATGCGGGGGCACCCCTATGCCTTGAACACCGTGTTCTCATGCAGCCACGCCAGCACACGGCCGAAGATGCGGAAGTCGTCCGTGCCCGCGTCCACAGTGCGGATGAGCTCAGCTTCCCTCAGGTCCTGCTTCTGCACGGAGTATATCATCACCTTGTTCTCAAGCGGCTCGAACCTGAGCAGCTTGCAGAAGGCCTCCCCGCCCAAACCGAACACGTAGATTCCGTCCCTCGCGCCCTGGTCCCGGCTCCCGTCGAAGAAGAGGATGTCGCCGTCCTGGATTCCAAGCCCTATCATTGATATGCCACGCGCCTGGAAAGCGTAGACGTTCTTCCCCATCAGGGCAGGGATTGACCTCAGCGGCTCTATGTAGCTCTGGATGTTGTCCCCGCTCTCCCAGTCCTGCCCCGGACCGCACGAGACCAGCTGCCTGAGGAGCGGGATTTTCGCCGCCGCTTCCTCCGCCACGCCAGTTTCCGCCTTGCCCTCTCCCCGGAACATCTCCCCCTCGCCGGTTAGAAGCCATTCGATGTTTACACCAAGCTTTTTATAATGTGAATAATTCAAATCATTAAGCGATAAATTGACTTTATTTGTCAGATACTTTGATAAACTGCCATAATCAATTCCTAATGCATCACTGAAATCTTTTTTATTAGCTATCACTCCCTTTTTAATAAGAGAATCGTAAAGCTCCTGTAATCTTTCACCAATCATAGTAATATTCCTAAATAATTTGATTTTTTATCGGAAAAATACTTGACAATTAGTAAATTTCCGATATAATTCTAGTAAAATTACTAGAAAAGTTGACAAGTCAATTTTCAATGGTGCTAAAGGAAACAAAGAAAATGGACTTGTCAACTAATCAGAATATCGACAGAAAAAAAGGAGGTTTTGAAGTGAAAACAAACACAGGGCTCACACCGGAGCAGATTCATCAGCTTATCGCAGAAAAACAGGCAGCAAACCAAAAATCTCGACTTGCCCATGTGAGCAAGAGAATCACACCGGAACAGGGCTTGTACATTAAGTATAGGCTCAAGTGTGTGGGTGTGTCCGGGGCTGACATCGCCTTTGAACTCGGATGCTCAAAACAGAATGTGGGCAACGTGCTTTCCGGCAAGAGCCACAGCCAGCGCATAGAGCGTGCGGTAGCGTCCAAGCTCGGCTATCCAAGCTGGA